CCAAAGCAGGGCTTATGGCACGAGGCATCAACCGTCCCCGTGACATGAACTGGTCGGCACCAGTATTCCCATAGATCATATTGGCACCACGAACAAATTCGTCCCACGACCCCTTGACGTTGCGACCGCCGTACCTAAGCATCCCGCCGCGACCCATGAATTCTGTTACAACATCAGTAATGATGTCCCACCGTGTTGCTTCATTACCGTGAACGAATCGTGTAATATACCAATCGATAGTTGCTCTGGGCATACCAGTTCTGAAACCCGACTTGATGAATCCTTCAAATTCTCTAATGGGCATGGCATCGTTGATACTCATGCCCTTAACGTCGATATATTTATGGTACGGCACATGAGTAAAGAGCATTTCCTGAACCTTGAATGGTAACAATGCTGCCGTATAGACGCTTACAAGTGCCGTATCCCTGATCTTGCCAAAGGCATCATAGAATTTGTTCTCAGAAACAGCCGTATGGATCCTGTTCTTTATGAACCATCGAAGTTCCGATAGTTCCATGCCTGTAAGTTTGGCTATTTCCTTAACAGAAAACTCGTCAATCGCAGCCAACAATTCACTTGGGCTATTGAAGCCAGCCCTTGTCAGATTGGTGCGGAACGGACCAACGTCATAACCCATTTCCAACAATTCATCCCAAGTCTTTTCTCCGGTTCTTACAATTTGTTCTGGGAACTTGCGTAACAGCAACGCCTCCGTACTACCCGGTTCATGCAAATACCCCAAGCGTCGGTTGCGTACATAGTTGACACCTTGACGGAGAAAGTTCGGATGGCCCGCACCGAAAGGACCGGGAGTCTGATCCCAATACATATAGGATGCAGATATATCCGGCCAATTGGTCTTCAACTCTTCCAGAAGGGCAGCAGGCAAAGCAAGTTCTTCAGGCAAATCATCCAATGACTTGTGATCCTGAACCCACTTATAAACCCCTGCCAATTTCTGAACAAGAGAATTCGTGTTCCTAATATGGAACTTTTTAAGTATCTCAATATCTTGTAATGTAATACCCGCATAAGGCGCGTATCCACCGTGCAGCAATACGTCTGTTACCTCCTTGGGATCAGTCATCAATTTATTAAGTTCAAATTTAGACAATTTCATGGCACGATCAGTCAAACCTACCAATTCGGGATACAATGTAGGAGTCAGAATAGATGCTTGAACACCTTCATGCAGAATATCAGCAGCAAAATTACTTCGGGTTTTTACAAACTCATTAAAGGTTTCAGCCCAGAAACCGGGATACTGTTCCCAAGCATCTCCCCGTCCCAACAGTGACCGCTTTACCTCAGCCAAACGCAACCTTTGCTTGGCAGCGTAAGTCAACTTTGGTAGAAATATTTTCTGAGGAATGAATCCGCCAAGCAAACGCCCACCCAACGCCTGCGCCCCTCCCAAACCAGCATAGAAATCCCAGACGCCATCATAGGAATCCAATCCGGGATGTGGTACCAGAAGGTCTGCACCTACACCACCGACGGCTTCGTCAACTCCGCCGAATGGAGCGATATGGGCATTTTCGTGAAACTGTAGAAGCAGCGGATACGCATCCCGGTAGGCGGGATTCCTTCTTGACAATAGCATCAACGCAGGATCAGACTCATAGAATGGCTCACCCCTAGAAGCAGCCTTTATGGAGTCCAGTTTCCATACGTTGTATCTACGAAATGCTTCATTTATAACGTCTATTTCCGCATTTACCTTTCTCAACTGGCGACGCTGACCAACCGAGGTTTTAGCCAACCAGTCGTCAGTTTCCCCGCTAACAGCATCCGTAGCCCAATCCAAGAAATTCTTTCTAATTCCCCGCTCTGCATCAACAAGCATACCGTTGGTTACTCTTGAGGCGGCTCCCCCTACGCTAATCGCCGTTTCAACATCCGCACCCTTTCTCGCAATCCGAACAGCATTGTCATAGGCGCGTAGACCGGCAGCAGACAAATGAAATTCTCTTATCTCAGCAGGCCAATTCTTACTAGTACTTCCCGTTATTCCAGAATGAACCTTTCCCATCCGCCGAGACATCAACGCAACATCAATCACATTAAGTGGTTCAAATGCTATAGACCCAAGCATTTCACCAGCGAAACCGGAAATAGCGTAGCCCTTTGTCCAGTAACCAGAAGCGTCACTTAACGGAGCATCCGGCTGTCCCTTCAAACCGCCGAAATATTCGGGGATCTCGTACACCATCTTTTCATAACCCATCAGCGCGTGCTGGGCTGCGTTGGTAGAACCTTCATCCAAAATTTCTGATGCAGCAGTCCAGTCGGCAGATAGTGGAACTTCAGATGCTAGAAAGTCCTGCATGGCTGCCATCGCAGCAACAGTGTCCCCACCATTCTTTGCAAGGAAGTGTTCGTAGACGCCTTCCTTGGGACTACCATAGCGATAAATAGAAATCAGGATATTAAAGTTCTCTTCGCTACTCAACAGATCGTAGGCTCGCTCTTTCGATTCTGAAGTAAACGAAGCATTATGATATTCTGAATTATCCCAATACTCGTTGAATCCCAGTATGTACCCCGGAATTCCCGGCTGCGGCCCGCCGAAGGTCGTTGACTCGTCGGCAGCGAAAGCGACCTTAGCGGACTTGACAGAATCAATATGGGCACGCCACATACGCATCGAAAAGCGTTCGGACATTTCTACGCCATGCCAACCCGTTTTTATTATATCCGATATGCTCTGTGTACCCTGTGCGACTACCCAGCCCGGTGAAGTAGCCGCTTTCATCGCAAAATTCTTACCTTTAAAACCAAATGTCTGTTGGGTCCACTGTCCCCAGTCACCGGGATTCCACCAATTTATATGATCATGCGGCAACTGATAACCATAGGACTTCAGATATTCTTGCGTCCTAGTATCAAAGACCTCGTACGCCGCCTTTTGGAAACCTTCAGAATTCTCCTTAAACAATTCAATACCCGCAATGGCCTGCTTCTCGTTCAATCCACCAAGCCAAGCATCAACCATGTCATCATTAGAAAGATCACTTCTTACAAGATCCAGCAAAACCGCTGTGTCAGTTTGCAAATATTCAATAGCACCATTCAGCCTCAACAACGCAATACGCTGATTCGCTAACACCTTTTCGGGTGCCGACATGGTATCAGTCAGCGTTGATCTACCCGGAATATATTGTACCTCGTCCTCACCCCCCTCCTCTTCGGTCGCTCCGGTAGTCATACGAACTTACGCGCACGCACGCGCATACGATCTAGAGCAAATTCAATATCTGGATCTTCAGTATTGACCTCCATCAAACCTTCCCAAACCTCTATAGCCGCCGCATTACGCCTCTGTTCCGCTATCGCATCAGGCCTCCTGCTACGCCTCTGTGCCCCCCGCATGACATCAACCATGGGCGCATCATCTACCGCGTTAAGAGCCATAACAGAAGGATTATAGCCACGAGCGGCATCTAACGCATCGGCAGGCGGACCGGGACCCGCCACAGCAACAGGACCACCCGGTCCCCGAACAGCGGGGGTCCGCTTATCGGCGATCCCCATAGCCTGCTGCGCTTTCTTTGCTTCAATCCCCTCGCCGTATCCCATGCCCTCACCCATAGGTGCGACTTGGACAGGCTGAGTTGGAGTTTGGGCAGGATTCGCTGGCCGATTCGCCCTTCGGCTACCGCCCATTAGACCGCACCTGCCGCCAACGCCTGCTGCATCTCAGCCAATGCCTGCTGTGGGGCCATCTGCTGTTCAGGAGGAGCCGCCTCCGGGGCCATCGCCTGCGGTGGACCGGCCAATCCCAGAGCCTCTTCAGGGGCCATCATCTGACCCTCTTCAGGAGGTGGAGCGGCTGCTGCCTGTTCAGCACGAATTTCCTCGTCTGCCGCTTGAATGGATTCAAAGATATCCAAACCCTTCTTACGATGCTTTTCGATCTTTGCCACATACACAATCGGCAAGCCCCCCTGCGCTGTCTGCTGTTGGATGCCAGCCATAACGGCTTCCTCTAGTGCCTCTTCATCAACCCTTCGTCCTTCGGCTTCAGGATCCTCAATAAAGGGATGTCGGACACGGAAGGTATTCAAACTGATACCCTTCGTCTGCAACAACTGACCCAACTGAATCGTTGTCCCCTGAACATCGGCACCGGGGATCGAATGCGATACTACATTATCATAGGTTTCAAAATGCTCACTTGGTTGGAATTTGACCTGTCCATTGTCACCAATAGAACCCGTAAAGGACGTGAACTTGCGCCGGTTCCAGTATCCCTTATAGGTGGCAAAGATACATTCATTCAAATAGGGAAGATGTGCTTCCATGATTTCTTGAAGTTCCTGTACCCTAGGATCAAGAGAAGCCCCCATGAGAGCATCAATGCCCCTACCAGTACGTAGTGCGCCGTAGGACTCCCCTCCGATCTGGGGGACCGTTCCTGTCGAAACGCGGGCATTACGTTCAAGCCTATCGATTGCGATATTGGTTTGCTGGTCTGGTGACCCTCGCAGTTCCCCAATCGTTTCCGCGTCCAACAGGACATTTACCTGCCCCTCTCGTCCATCCTTCCACTCTCCGCCTACGATCATCGGAACCTGACCAGATCGACCGATGATATAGCGATCAGGGAAAATTGCCTTTTCTTGTGCAATCAATTCCAATGCCATCAACTTCGCCATCAAATCGACCATGCCAACAACGTTGGACACGGATGACGCAATGCGATCAAGGGTAACCCGCCCCGGCGTTATCACACAAGGCATCGCTGCCTTATTCGGATAACGAGACAATTCCATCATTGTAGAATGAAGCGGATAGTGCTGACTAAAATGTTCGTGTCGTGGACCCATAATCCCGATTACGATATGTTCAGGATCAATCCATTCAGCAACATCCCATAGTTCCTGACGGGCATGGTCATCTGACGCAATCGGTCCACCATTCTCTTGACGAGAACGTGGATAATGCCTACGCAGCCAATCACCGGATTTACCATAGATGAACCCGCAGTTAGTGGGTATATCATAATTTTCGGCAGCCTGCGGCTCAGGGAAAACCCCCAAGGGATCCCTTACCTCAATCTTCGGCATTTCTAATTCAAAATCAGGATATACGATAAATGCCGTAGTTGCATACCCTGCAAGATGACGATAAGCACGACGGCTTTTAACCTTATACTTATTCCTATACCAACAAGAAGTTAGTACACGCTTGCGGATATCAGCATACTGGCGGGAACCGCGCCCCCGCTCCTTGCCGGGATCCAAAGCAGGACACCCGATATACGGAGTAACTGACGCCGCCCGCTGGGCGATGGCATCAATGTTCTCAGAAATCAAGGCCGGGGTGAGCGGCGGCAAGACCGGCTCATCATCCATCGACGGCAATGGAATTACATAATCACCATTATAGCGTTCTTTAATTTCCATCATCCGTTTCAACAACGGCGACTGCTGCTCTTGCCGTAGGCGGATGATCGCTACGATTTCATCGAATGTATACATCAGCGAACCTTAAAACTGGAAGTAGTCTTGTTCCAAGGTAGTGCCTTATAGTTGAATTGGCTAGTGTCCACGCTAAACGCTTGCTTCCTCTGTCTCCAAAGAATCCAAATAAACCATAAAGCCATAACCTGATCCTGCCTTAGTCTAGTACCCCTTTTAAATGGCCTCCAAGATTTAAGTTGTCTAATCAATTCATCTGCCTGATGGCGCGTCGGAGGATCATCCGCATAGGGAATATCCATTTCCCCCCGCATGAAAGACAACGCCATTGAAGGAACACCAATTGTTTCATCATACTTGTTAACTCCAGTCAAATGTTCCCGAATGCGGAACCCGTATTCATCGGTCATCTCAATCAACCGCTCATCACGAGCAAGCCCCTTCTGGAACACCATCGCTTCAATAACCACATCTGAAACAGTTGCACCATTTCTTTGACAACGAAGAATCGCATCCTCAACAACTCCAAGGATCTGTTCATTCCGAGTCAACCCGATATCTTCTCGCACAAAAAGAATCTTCAACTTGCCGTTATGTGGAGTTGCGGCAACAACACAGTTGTTGGAACCGAGTGCAGGGTCTAGCCCAATATAAACAGTACAATCCTGTGGAGGATCATGCAATGTGGACCGCAGGGGATTCAGACACTTCTGAATTGATTCCTCACTAAATGTTGCCTCAGAAGCCGCCGACGGCTGCTGCATGTAGTTTCTAGACCATGCTTCTTCTCCGACCTTGCGCCGGATACGATCCAATGCCTCCATCGGAAACATTTCAGGCCACAACGGTTCTGGTTCATTTCGATCATTCGTAATAATGGCAGGAAAACGGATCACCTTAAGAAGATCAGAATCGATTTCCTTCATTAGACGTTCATAGAAGTCATCTTCACCGACACGAGTGCCGTTGATGCTGGTACGCCCCTTCTCACCGGGACGGGTCAACCAGTCCTGACGAAAAATCTCGAACATCTGTTCGGTCAGATTTAAAGAAACTCTTGACTGAATGTCATCAATATGTAGGTGATCGGTTCGGGTACCAGCGATCTTGGATCGCCAGCCCAGAGAAACCATCGAATAGTCGCGTTCATCATGCCTAGCCTTTTTAAATACGCTGAAATAGTCGGCACCCCAAGGCTGCGCTGTTTTGCGCCCAGATTGATTCTGGGGTACAAACGGGCCATATTTTGCAACATAACGAGGAAATGGACCAGTTGGCTCCATCCGTGTACGAATACGGCCTAGAATCTTTCTAGCCATATCCTGACCTTCTGAACCAACCGTAATTCGGAATTCTGGATTAGTTGCCAATTTGTAACAGAAGTAGTCTTCAGCAAGGGTTGTCTTACCATGCTCCGGGGGCCAAAGAATCAAAGTGATATTTCCGGGGGGAGTATTTTCATATGCCTCTATTGCCTTTAAATGAAACCACGGAGACATATGATTGAAATATTCATTACGGAAACTCTGGAAAGAACTATCTGCTGCAATCTCTTCACCAGCGGATTCCAATGCCTTCATACGGATAGCATCAGCCTTAACAGCGAAATCAGGGATT